CTTGAAGGAGATTGCGTTCGCCTATAACATCATCAACTCACACATAAACGAGAATGACGAAATTCGAGTGTCTCCCACACAGGAAAAAGACCTATTCGGCGTCTATCTCGGATACAAGGTGGATGATATGATTAAACACCTTCGCGACAAGGGATTTCAATCCTGGATGTACACGATCACTAATGATAGAATTAATTTCTGATGTTATAATAATAAAATGTCCCAACGTCTCGGTATGGCCGACGGCCGGTGTTTTACCGTTCAATCTTCAGCGCAGCTTCTGAATAACCACATCATGAAATCCAACGGCATCAGCCTCGAGGATAATTACTCCTTCCGCCAGCTTCTTCAAAAGCAGGGACCAACCGTCATGGATCCGGTGCAGGCGCAGCAGGGCTCTGGAAAGTGCATCACATGCGACACGCCCCTCCTCAAGACACCATCCGCGTACTAACTTCAAAAAAGTAAAATTAATGTACAACAGGTACAATGCAGACATGCAGTATATGTCTCAACGAAGTCCGGCCGACAAGAAACAACACTGGACTTCGATGCGGCCATCTGTTCCACACACACTGTCTCGAGGAATGGAAAAAAAGGGGAAAAAATACGTGTCCGATGTGTCGGAAGGTATTCGACGCATCGAAGTTCAGGGTCACTGTTCAGATACAGAATAACGTCACAGAGGTTGTAGACACTGTGACGTTGAATCAGGAATCCATGTTTGACGTTTTAGATTTATTCGACATAAACTTTGATTTTGAAGATCTGGTGGATCTAGATTCGCTTCTTTCCGACCTTGGTGTGAGTCGGACCGACCTTGATTCCTCTATTTTTGACACAGAATGAGCTGCAGTACTTCTCATAACTCAGGCTGGGGTAATTCCTGGACGCCTTCCTCGGATCCCTGATCACCTTACCCGTCGCGTCCGTCAGGAGAGGACCCGTGGCCCAACCGCGCTTGTGACTCCAGATATTACTTTTGAATATTATACGTTTACCCACCTTAAACGGACCGGCACGCTTGATCCGGGATTCGGGTACTTTGAAGAATTTGGCGACAGATTTTTGGGTGTCACCTTTCTTCACCTTGTATTCGATAACGCCGTGTTGTTTGTAGAAGTGAAAATCACCTTGGCGGATGTAATTCGTAGGCCGACCAGGCGAGACAAACATCATCATTTTGTAGTAGTTTTTCTTGCATTTTGTGGAGGCGTTCGTCTTATAGACCTTTTTCGGGTTGTCCGAAATAACGCGACGAGGAAGATCTGTGCAGTGGGTGTAGTTGTGAGAGATGCTACTCAGGCCGGAGCGGTCTCCCGGTATGGATTTCTGCCACCGGTACGCCTCGAAATCGTTGATGGCGTACGCGTAACAGTTGTTGTTACCAATCCCCCGTTTGGACCCCCACCTCCTATTGGTGAACATTTTTTCGGACCCACTGAGGGGGAGAGCCTTGGTTTTCATCCTTATATTTACCCAGGAAAAAAATATTGTAACATAATAAAACCATGCTCCAGGAAATCTTCACCAAGACCCGAAACAAGTCCGAAGTTGTCAAGGAAATCCTCGTCTTCGTGCTCAATCTGCTGATTTCTACATTCATCCTCCGCCTCGTGTGGAACCGTAGTCTGTCCAAGCACATCGACATTCTCAAGCCCATCAAGTCGCTACTTGACGCGTTCATCCTCTCCCTCTCCATTCAGGTTGTCCGTGGTATCTAAAACTCTTTGAAACCGACGGTTTCCTCACCAGAGGCGTCTACAGTCGTAGGGAATGCGTCCATTCCAGGACAATCCTCCGAGTCACAGTCGACGAAGGTGAAAGACATACCCGCATCCTTGAAGTAGTCTAACTGCTTACGAGTCCATCCACAACCCATGGTCCCGTAAACGGTGTAGCCACCTCCCCCTCCCCCTGACGAAGTCTTCCTGCTGCGCATTAGGATGAGTAAGAGAATTATTATCGCTATCACTGCGATGACGATGAACATATTATAGTATCTACAAACAAAAATATTTTAAGATATTATATATGACATTCGGTATCAAAGTCAGGAAATATCACAACTATGTCTCTAAATCGAAGATAAACGACGTCTCAAAAAAAGTGAGGAATGGTAAGGTGACTGAGAGTGAAGGACTTAAACAGATTTACAACGCCGCTAACGTCAGGTACAGGACGAACTATAGGAGCTGGATGCTTTCGACTGTACCCAGGGCTTTCGGTAGCAACTACGTCACCCGACCCCAGTTCAGAAAGAAGATCAATTCTATCATCTCCCAGATGCCGATTCAACCTCCATGTATCGGTCAGGGTAGAACAAACAAATCAAAAAATAGAGAAGCCACGGTACGAATGACCGGTCGACTCGTGCGTTCTACAGCTGGGGCGGTCCTCGGTGTGGGTGGAACCGCCGCTCGAACCGTGGGGTACGCAGGCGCGACCGCCGTAAAAGCTGGTGGGAATGCGGTTCGCGCCTTCGGCACGCGTCGTCGCGTCACCACGACGAAAAAGGGAAGATCTTCGCGTCCTCCCAACAGGTACGGATATAACAATGGGATCAACAGAACTTAAAATATTTTTAGATTATATACGATACGATGGTCAAGGTAGAGGATTATAAAAAATTAATCCCGGAGGGGACTTATATCACCATAATAAACCGACGAGAAAACAAGAATTCTAAAATTGCGAGGTTATATAAAGCGGCACAGAAACATTATATTCAAAAACAAGAAAGGCTTTACAAAGAAATAGCTAAGGCTTTTGGGATTGGTGTAACACAGGGTTTTAGGGCCAGGACAACAAAAGGGATGAAAAAATTAGTGGAGGAAAAGATTCTCGAGAATCCATCCAGAGCCGCTCAAAAGATTGTTGATATATTACAAGTTTTTCCTACCGCTCCACCTTGTCCCGTTATAAAACCAGACAGGTCTTGTCAAGTTTCTACGGTAAGAATCGCGGGAGGTTTAATGATGCCTAACAGGGGTCCTCGGATGCTTCCAAAAACGCCTAATTCAGTTTACTCTACACCAGTGACCCCCAGAACACGGCAAAGACGAAATCTATTAAATGCCGCTGTATCTCAGAGGACGAGGGCGAAGACAAAAAAATAGTGTTCACACGATTGTATTTGAAAAAAAAGATTAATTACATACCTAATTTAAAAGTGAACCGACTCTCTTTTAAATTATTAAATGCGGTTGTCTCCTAAAATTTGATTAATTAGCTCGTCGTCGTCCTCTTCGCTTTCGCGAGTCTTTAGCTCTTCAATAATTTCTTCGAGGGGGACCATTCTTTCAGATAAGCTGCTTAGTGCTTCGTGACCACAACTGAAAAAGCATGCGTCGTCTTCGTCGAATCCACCCTCAGGGATGTCCATACAACGAAACATCTCTTGTGCGATGAAACTGTACAGCTGAAAGCTTTGTTGATCGTCTGTGACGGCCGCGTCCATCGTGCGGTACGTGACAATGTGTTGAAAGACCTCCGCGAATTCGCTGGGAATGTAACCCTCATCTTCTTGAATCCTCGCAAACAGTTTCAGAAGATCTGAGATGACGATCTGACGTGAAGAGAAGCCGTCCAATACCAAATAATATGGGAGGCACTTTTGAAAACAATGGTTGACCATAGGCGCAGCCAGTGGAGGGATGTGGTCAAGAGAATACGGTTTCCGAATGAATCCGGTTTCCGATTCCGGCTTCTCATAATAAATCACATCCGCGTCTTCCATTTCATTGTACGCTCCGAGAATATGGTTCATATTTTGCCACGTGTCGAATTATCGAAGAAGCGCGTCGCGGTAGAGGATGATGCCGGGGGTATTTGAGAGCGACGCTTCAAAGGTGTGCACGGCGGTAGCAACAGGACACGTTTTAGGCGCTTAAATACACCTTTCGTGAAATTCGGTTCGACGGCCTCGTGGGGGTCGGGTGTCTTGTGCGCGTCAGAATGAAGCATGGAGCTTAGAGCTTTCGTAATAAATTAGTAATATGTACAGGTTGTGGTATGGTAGTACCATCATATTATTACTGATAACCGTACTAAATTCAGTCAGTGCGTACGAACAATTTCTTAATCACAAACTGAAAATTTTACAAGTGTATTACAGTCACAAGGAGCACCTCGCCAGTGTTGCGGCGGTGCATAATGGTGTCATGAATTACATTAGGACGAAACAGGAGATTCGATTAGCCTTTTACAAACTAATACGATGTCCTTTTGTGCTCGTGGGAAGTATAGGAGGGGCTGTAGAGAGGGGGGCGACGACGGTCGAGACCGTCTTTTTAATCGTCGAATCTGGGGTCCAGTCGTTGACCAACACGATTCCTTATATATTGGGAATTCTGGTCCTGTTATTACTATACGACATAGCGGTGAAACTCAGAAAAAATCTAATTAGACTGTAATATGAAGAAGCAGACTAAATCCCAAGTGATGATGGTCGTCGTAATCACCCTTATAGCAACCGTGGCCTACCTCTTGGCCAACCCCAAGAAGGTCGTCGTCTCTCGCCCAGTTTTTCGCGCCGCGAGGGCGCCTCCTCCCCCTCGGATGGAGCCGGAATTCCGTCAGCCACCTATTCGAAGTTGGAAGCCGGGTGTCTTCCACCAGATGGGAGTCTTAACAGGCGAGCAAGGGGAAACCTTACCCTTATATGGTAAGGAGGTCAGGGGCAGGAGAGATCGGTATCACTTCTACACGACTACGGGGGGTGATAATCTATATTCTATACCTGTGGGACACAAGGACAGAGATTGCATGGATGACGTCGGCTGCCAGGAACTTCATTCTAGTGAATCAGTCGACGTCACGGGGAAAGGGTCGTTCAATGTGAACATGTATCGCGTGGACAACTTTATTTGAAATTGACTCACTCCTCGGCCGGAGAGGACGCCATACGACGCTTGGATTCGTCAACGATGCGGCTGGTGGAGCTGCTGCACGAGGAGAGGGAGCAACAGCAGGCTAACATAATGGGGGGTGTCTTGAAGGGCATTTTGACTATCATATATATCATTATGATCAAACAAACTACACTGGCGATGTAGGAACCGAACTCCTTGTCACTCAAAGGACCGTCGGTTTTGGGAGTTATATCACCGATGACGGGAATACCCGCGGAGAGACCGGAAACGACATTCATCATGGTCATTGGCAAACTGAGCATCGAAACTGGATCCATTGTTTATTACTATAATCACATAAAAAAATATAGACTACTACCAAATGGCGAGCCTCCTTCTCCTGATGTGCTGCTGCTCGTCCCTGTCCAGCTCGGCGGCGGGAGGTTTTATCACCGGTTTCATACCAGGAACTTCACCTCACTTTGAGAAGGTTGTCAGGATGAAGAAGATGCGGCAGTTCATGGACTTGGCCAACGAATTGCGACTCATCGGCACCGACATCCCGAGAGAGGGAGAACTCCCCGGTGACCTCACGACGAAGAACGCGATGCTCGACTCGTTCAGAAAGCTTCAGGAAAAATCACCGGAACTTTGCACTTTGTACAATGAGTTGACGAGCGAAGATGCTCGAGCGGAAATCAAAAAGGGTATGCAATATTACAAAAGTAACGAGAGCATTCTGACCTTCAGTGGGTTCCAGGACTGGAAATCTTACCTGAAAGACATGATGGAACCCACAGAAGAGATGAAAGTTGATTACGGGAGACTCACCGAAGATCAGGTACGAAATTCCTGCACGTGGCAGAGCCAGGACGAAGAGCGTAAGAAGTGCTTACCGTTCTCAAATGTAGACATCGCGATAATGGAGATGAAAGACTCGTGTGAAAGTCTCCGCGATATGATGGAGCAACAGCCTGAAGATTTAGTCGACCAAATTCTCAACGCGAAACAATGATTCCGAACCGCCTCTTCAGGAACTTGTCCACCTGACCGAACGAGGGATAACTCCACAGATACCATCGGGACCAAAAACCGGCGCTTCCTACGCCGCTCACACCCCAGCTCTCTTTGTCGCTTCGGTCGACGTCTAACATTCGAGTCTGAATTTTTTTGGGGTCCTGTTCTGAAATCAGACCCATCGATATTTTACCGCCGTGCCGCCGCACGTACGCTCGCATACGAGAAGGATTCTTGTGTTTGGTGTAGTTGCTATATCCACTCGCACCAAAGTCAACAGTCCTGCCGTCTTCTAGTGTCGCCCTGAATTTCTTCGCCGGGTTAGGGCTCCGACGAATCCTGACGCGCATACTTACATTACGTTTTGAATTTTTTTACATGCAGGACTTGCAGCCGTACTCCTCCTTCTTGGGAAGGAAGAACAGGTGCTCACCACCGTGGCGTCCAACTCGGTAGAGGTGATCGTACATATGGAGGAGGCCTATGGCGAGGGCGATGGTGGAAACTACCACACCCTTAACCTTGCGGGAGGTCCACGCGTGAATGACTAGGAACGCGAGGAGGACCATCTGAACGATGGTGAGCTTCGTGGGCATCATCGCGAAGCGGGACTTGATCTCTTTCTTCTCCTTGGTGGGCTCGGGCTCGAGCGGTTCGGTGTATCCGGGCATCGTTTTTTATTTTATACAGAGATAATAATGTGGGTCAAAAATGCCCTGGCGGTTCCCACGCTGATGGTCATGTGGGATTTCTGTAAATTTCCTTTAGACAGCCTGTATTTTCAGAACGTTCGTCGACCGCTCTGCGGAATACGCAATTCGTTCAGAGACATCATCCATATGTTTAGTCCGTGCAAGGTGTCCAATTACCCCGGCCTGGCGCTGATTAAACTCCACTTTAAGAAGATTCAAGAGGAATTCGAACGGGTCCATCCCTCGCTGAAGAAGAGATTTTACCACGACCTCTCTCCCTGGTTCGAGAAGAATGATAACTACTATTATTACAGGGTTGAAGATTTCCCCGTACTCAACAGTCTCCTGAAACAGATCCCATGCGTCGAAACGAAAGTGGCGGCGTTCGCCGTGAGTGAAGGTCCTATGCGACTCGACCCACACCGAGCGGAATGTAACCGCCTGTTGCGATACCACATAACCGTGCAGAGCGGTGGTAGATGCGTTCTTTACACGGACGGGGGACAGCACATCCACGAAGAAGGTGAGGAATTTCTTTTCGATCATAGCAGGTACCACGAGTTGATAAAAGAAGGGGTGGGTAAGAGGACCGTGCTCATACTAGATGTCCATAGGAGGTGAGATGGTATCTGCACACCGCTACGTATTTGTCGCAGCCTCCTATGAGTTCAGGACTTTTGTCGTCTACGGTGCGCTTCGTGAAAGGACCAGGAGTTCCGTTTTTGCATCGCATGCAAAGCGCCGAAAGTTTGGTCACGTCGCACGCCATCGGGATGCAATCTATGATCTCACCGATCTTTCGCTGCGACGAGTCCGCGTCGAGTCCCGCGATGATGATGTTTTTGTTGACGTACATCCCACACTCCACGAACTTTTTCAGCCGAGGAAAAAATTGAGCCTCGTCTATGGCAACTACGTCGGCGTCGTCGAATTCCGGCATGTGTATCACGTCGAAGATGTCATACACCTTGAGACACGTGAACGTGACGTTGTCGTGCGTTCTCAGCACCCGTTCGGTAGACCGCGTGTCCTTACTCGAGTTGATGACCAATATTTTATCACCGATCGCCTTTCGACATTTTAGGCGCCGGATAAGCTCGGATGTTTTCCCGCTGAACATGTTTCCACAGATGATTGATAGGCTCATACATAAAAATATAATGTTATTCTTTTATATGATCGAGGTCCACAGGGCAGAGTTCAAAGGCCACGATGGCTGGTACAATCCTAGGACGGGTCGCGTCCGCTTCGGAAAACTCATCTACCCGTCGATCGAAGTTGCAATTAAATATCTAAAGGAAAAGTAAGAATGACTCGACTCCTGTCGTTAGTCGCGGTGATGGGTGCCTCCGCCTGTGTAGGGTCCAGTGGGTTCCTGGCGTACACAAATATGAGCAACAAGCTAAAACGCGGGAGAGAAGAGCGGGAGGAAGAGGATAAGATCAGGGAAAGGCTGGGGAAAGAAGAATCCAGGGCGAAGTATTCCAAGGAGGCGAACGAATCCGCCCAAGGCGAAAGAGACGAGGCCGAACGTAAGAAGAAGGAAGCCGAACGTATCGAGAAGGAAAAGGCTAAGTGGACCACCTTCCTGAATAACTTTGTGATTTTGCAGTACATTAAAGGTGACCAGGAGGCGATACAGAAAATTATACCAGTACCACTGAACAGGCAAAATTTAAAAAAGCCGAGGAACTTCAAGCCAGGTTACGGTCAACACCGTCTCCCCTTCAAATACCGTGACGGATATAACCCCACACAGGAGATCCAAGAACGTTTGAATAAAAAAGATTTGGAATATATTTCTACCGTCTTTGACAATTTTATAGAAACGGGAGTCCCGCTCCAAGATAATATATCAAACCTAAAACAAAAAACTGCAGCGGAAGTCAAACTTCTCACCGATCTCGGGGTCCCCGTCATAGGAAAACCCGTCACTAAGGATAATGGAAAACCTACGGAACTTGAATCTGCTCTTAAAATAACTCAGTGTTACGAGGAAAAAACCAAGGGTATGCCCGACTACTACTCACTGAG